TTCGTTTTTAGCAACTATAACTAAATCTGTAAATACACCACAACCTTTAGCTAAGTAGTTACTACTTGTAGTAAGAAACTCTAGGGAGTCTCCGTTTAATGGTGATGCAAGTAAACTTGTAGATAAGGTTAAGTCAGCAGTATTATTTGTATCATTAAAATTAACACCACCTGCTGCTATTGTATACACCTCACTAAATGTTAAAGCTATATTATCAGCAAGAGTTACAGCTTCGGACAGTGTTACAGTGCTACCACTAAAAGATGCTACCGTTACACCTGAAGGAACTCCTGTTCCAGTAACATCCATTCCTGCAGCAATAGTACCTACAATAGTATCTAATATATGTGTTGTTGTTACGGCATCAGGTGCAGAAAAAGTTATTACTACATTATCTGATAAAGATTGAGCAGATGAAAGAACAATATTGTTTTGATCTGTTACAGTAGATACAGTTACAGTACCAGATACACCTGTGCCTGTAACTACCATTCCTACTACAATACTACCAGAGTTACCATCTAAAACTAATGCAGTAGTAGAAGATGTAGCACCGTTTACACTTGCAGTTGCAGTATTGTTTACTGCAGCAGTTGCATGAACAAGTTTAAAAGTATCACCTGCTTCTGGTGTTTGACGTATGTTACCTATATCTAAACTTGTGCCAGATTGACTTGCACCTCTTACAACAGGTGCGCCATACGGAGGTATTATATTGCTGTCGTACTTATCAAAACCTTCTATCCTACGATAACCACCTTCTACAGATGGTTCAAAGTTTCTAAGAGTTCTTGCAGATCCCGGTGAGTTTATACCTTGTTGCAAAGGACTCATATTTGTAATAAGCCCACCCCTAAACTCAATAGGGTATGTCTGACGGGTTGTAGGCATTTACGAAGAAACTCTAGCGTTTGTTTGAACTGTAGTATTTACAACAGTTGATCTAAGATAATCATAACGGTTTATGTATAAACTTCTCATTTGTTTTATTTCTTGTTCAAATCTACCTTGCATCATTGCAGCTTCTTGACTCTCACCTCTAAATAAATAAGTAAAATGCATTGCACCATTTACAATTACATATCTAAATTGTTCAGGAACACTTGGGACATCTGTAGCATTTATTAAATCAACAGGTAATCTGTAGTATTCATAAACTAACTCATAAGCTTTATCAGGTGGATTAACTAAACCAAACTCTGAACTAGGTGCTTTAAAAACAAGAGTTGGACACGCTCTTACAGATGTTGCAGTATTATACTCCACATCTGCATAACTGTCAAGGTATTCTTCGTAAGTTAGTATATTTAATTTTTTAGTGTCATTACCTAATGTATCATTTCTTTTTATCCTAAAGCTATTCATGTTTAAAACTTTAGTGTCAGCAGGAAATGCATACCTTACAATTCCGGGAGTAAGTGTTTCTTCCTCTGTAACATGATTGTAAGGCCACTCAAATTCATGTTGGTTAATAAAACGAATAGATGCATTAACAGCATCCTTAACCATGCTATACTCACCAATAGCTGCAGCGAAATTAGCAGAGGTTAGTTCTACTTCATTAAGTCTACGGTTTATATCATTAACAAGACCAAGATAATCGTATGCCATTTACCGTTCCTTTAACCGTATTTTAATAGTTCGTTCTGCTGTACTTCCAGTATTGTCAGTCATTCGGCAAGTAAAAGTATATTCTACATTATTTTGCCCACCACCAATATTTATAGTAGCAACAGTATTAGTATTTGTCTGTGCAACATTTTGTATACTATCTGTTGTAGCACTACTAGAAGCTGATGTTAAATTTTGTCCAGCATCTAGCTGTGTTTTAGTATTAAATAAAGAAGACTGCACAAACCATATAACTCCGGTTATTACGGCTGTATCAAGAAATCTTGACCAATCAACACTATAATCTAATATTTCATCTGGGTCTTTACTAGGCCAACGAAAACTCATAGTTAATCCTCATTTGCGTAAACAATTCTATCTGCTGATGTAGGTTTACGATCAATATATATTTTTCTTAATTGTGCATTTATCAAGGCTGTTCTAGCACCAGACACTGCTCCGTTTACAATAGTTATTGTAAGTGTTCCTACCGAGCCTGTAACAGATACACTATTTACTACTTGAGTGCTCATTAGGCTGCTCTTTTAGGTAAAGTTACAGTTCTTCTTTCACTGTAAAGGTGTGCTACCGATTCATAATCAAATTGTATAATTGTTACTGATACTGGTTTTATTCTTCCTAATACTTCAATAGAAGTTAAACCTGCACCAGTATTTGTTTTAACTGTACCTATTGCAGTTGTACCTTGTACACTACCTAGTTTTTCTTCAGTTTTAGCTTCTACGCTACCTAGTTGTGATGTGCCAACTACACCTGTTAGTGTAACAGTATTGCTAATAGTAACTGTATTAATACTACCTGTTGCAGAAACACTAGATAGTTTTTCAGTAATATCTACTTCAAAACCACCTGCTGAAACAGATTCTATTGCACCTGTACCAACTACACCTGTTAGTGTAAATGAGTTACCAACGCCTACAGTATTAATAGCACCTGTAGCTGATACGCCTGTTATATCTTCTTGTATGTTTACAGATACTGTATTTATAGCACCTGTGGCTGATACTCCAGATATATCTTCTTGTATGTTTGGAGATACTGTGCCAATAGATCCTGTAGCAGATACGCTACCTAGTCTTTCAGATACATCAATCTCAAAGCCACCAGCAGATACAGCTTCTATTGCCCCTGTTCCAGCTACTCCTGTTAAAGTAAATGAAACATTACGAGTGCCAAAGGTGGAACCACCAAATACACCTGTTCCATATAAAGCAGAAGAAGCTACAACAGCCATAATTTACCTCTTAGGCAATACGTATTACAGCAGTACTCGCACCTGCGGCTGGAAACTCTATAGTTAAATCACCTGCTGTAGCACTTACTGTACCACCAAAGTCAATTACACAAATAGCTTTGTTTGATGCAGAAGAGTTATATATAATACAACCTGCTGCTGAAGTTGTTACATTAGAAAATACTTCATCTGCAAAGTCTACATGTGCAGTTGTACTAGATACTGCAATAGCAGCACTGTCTAAATTTTGTCCACCTGCTGAGTAGTTTGTTCCTGATGATTCATCAGAGTTTCCTGTAACATCTGAATAATTTGTTGTTGCTGCGCCATATGTACCAGACATACCGTTTTTAATGAGTGCAAGCTTTAAAGTATGGGTATCCATATCATGGACCGCACCAAGAAGTTCTTGTTTAAAACTTGTACACATTGCTGTTGTAATAGCCATGTTTGAATCCCTTTGTTTGTTAGAAAGTACATTGGGGCCAGTACCAGACCAGCCCCAAAGTTATTTTTATGCTAGTAGATCACGATCAACTTCAGCAGCGATCATGTCATGACTACCCATATCTGATACATCCATAAGGAGTGCCCAGAAACGGAGCTTGCCTGATGTTACATCAGTTTCAGTTGCAAACTTAACGTCAATTGTATCGTCTGAAGAAATCACTTGAACCTGTGCAGCTTCTGTGGCTGGTGTTGTACCATAAGAACCTACGGCTCCACCAACAACATCAAGACCATCAACAAAGACATCTATAGCAGCAGGTGATGCTCCTGTAAAGCCCATGTCGAGAGTACAAGTACCATCAAGTTGAGTGATAATTTCAATACCTGCAGAAAGAATAACGGTCCCAGCAGGAACGTTAAGTACTTCCATAGTATCGTTAGCAGCAAAGTCACTACCTTTAAGAACAATTGCAGCAGCAATGTCAATAGTGTTTTGCACTAAGTAAGGGGAACGACCCCTTGCTGAGTTGCCTTGTGCAGCGTGATCTGCAGTTGCTAAATTAGCCATTTGTTATCCCCCCTACGCTGCGTTATATTTGGCAGTAACGATTGCTTCAGGACGAAGAATCTTTCTACCATATAGATGCATACCACGAACAATGTCAGCAAAGCTGTCAGGGTCACGATATGTTTCTGTTTTACTGATCTGCTCTGCAGTTTGCGACAGCAGAATCATGACCTGCAACAATAACACCAAAGTTAGCGTTTTGGTTTGCAGAGCCAGTTGTACCAGAACCTGTACCAACTTGTGGTAGGTTTGATGATACGTAGAAACGGAAACCATGAAAGTTATTCAAAGTTAGTCCGTTACGGATACCGCCTGATTCACCGAAGTCTGCGTTCATGAAACGTGAATCTTCGTCACGAAGAAGTTCCATAAATACAGGGTCGACTACAAGCCAACGTCCTTGTGTATCAACTTGTTGTTGATCAAGAAGACGTGCCATCCGTGCAACAACTTGCAATGGTGTGGCAGTGGCGGTAGCTGCTGCGGTAGCTCCCGGCATACGTACTGCTAGTGGAATCGAGTGATCTCCAGCAGAAGTAGTTGTGATGTTGCCAAATGAATCCTTACGGAGTTTCATTGAAGTCAACAACTCGTCTGTACCAGCAGTTGCTACTGCTACTGTACCATTTGTGGTGGTATTAACAGCATCAGCATTTGCATGTAAAGCAGACTGTTTGAAACCTGACAAGTAGCCAAGAACTTCTTGGTCATACTGATCAGATAGACGATATGCGGCTCGGTTTGTAGCCAAGTCCATGAAGTTCACATGTGAGTGAGCTTCTTCAATGTCGTCAATTTTAAAGGCAAAGTAGTTTGACTTATCGACAACAAGTGAGAAATCTTCATCGTCAAGATCTTGTGCAGTGATTGTTGTACCACGAGCATAAGAACTAACTGAGATTTCGGGTTCTTTGATGATTTTTACCGTATCGCCTTGAGCAGCAATCTCTCCAAAATAATCAGAGTTAGTAATATCACCAGCAACGGTATTCTTGCGGAAAGCAAGCTGTACCTTTTTAGAATAGATTACGGATGAAAAATTACCGTTAGGTAGGTTTCCGTAACCCGATGCGGATGTAAATGCCATTGTTCTTTCTCCTTAGAATTAATGGACGTTTCAAGTTAAGAAACCCAAACAACCGTAATAAGAGGCTAAACGTTTTCTAGGGTGCGTCAGGCTAACAGTCGGCCAACCGTTAACCTTACGGGCCTGTACTTGTTCAGGTAGTTCCCATTTGTGTTTAAGTTTTTAGTGAGAGTAAGAGAGGTAGTCCCGAATGGGAGGCTCTTTAAATACTCATAGTTATACACTAAGGTTTTATTTTGTCAACACCTATCGTGCATTACCTGTCATATCATAGATAAATTTACCGCTACGCATAGCTTGGTTAATATCATCCTGACGTTTTTCAAATTCTTTTGCAGACATCTTAGCAACTTCTGACTCTCTTATTTGAGTAGAAGACTCATCTGCGTCTACACTAGCCTTTGAACCTTTACTTACCAAAGATGCGGCAGCTTTCTTGTTTGCCTTCTTTGCAGTTTTAGTAAGTCCTTTATCGACCTTATACAGATCAATAACTCTTACGACAGAAGCTGGATCATCTGCGTTTTCGTAGATTGCATCCTGAACCCATTTAGGTTGTTCTTCTGCCCAGTCATGAAACTCATCTGCTTTACGTAGTGTATCAAAGTCTGGATGTGTTTCACGAATTGTTGCTTCTGCTGATTTACGAGTAGCTTCATATTGTATTTCATCTAACTCAGCTAAACGTGATTCAGCTTTCTTGTACATCTCTTGAGCTTTCTTAGCTGCAATAGTCTCTACTATTCCTGCTACATCTGGGTATTCTTTTGCCCACTCTTCAATGTCTTCGTCTGACTTGGGTGGTATAATAGTTTCACCCTTCATTCTGTTTTCGAGTGCGGTAAGTTTATCTCCCCACTCTTTTTCTTTATCAGACATGTGTCGTCTAAGATCACCGTATCGTTTCTTAAAAGACTTTTCTTCTCGACTTAATTTAGAATCATCTTCCTGTGCTTCTTCTTTAATGTCGGTTTCTTTTTGTTCGGTATCACCTGCGGCTTGTACTTCGGCTGTCTCAGATCCTTCGCCATCGGGTTCATTTTCTTCAACTTCTTCACCACGAGCCTTAGCCTCTAGTTTAGCAATTTCTTCTTCTTCTTGTTTCATCCGTTCTTGTTTACGTGCATAGTTACTTCCACGTTG